CTTTCAAAGAATAATTTTGTCTTTACATACGACAAAGGGTGATGTAAACTACGAAGAAGTAAAACAGCAATTTAAGAATGATGTTCTAGAAGACACTATATATTATAATGACAACATTAATGGTAAGTGGTATCGCAAAGCAGACCACATAGTTGAAGGGCGAATATACAATGAAGATTTCAGACTTTGAAAAAGTAAAAAAATTCTCATACCATCCAGACGACCAAGATACAATGCAAGTTAGATTCAGAGAACTGGACTGGCTTGCACCTATGATTAATGATGAAGGATGGAATCTAGAGTTCGGTGTTCATACCGGACAAACAATCAACTGCATTGCTACTGTGCGACCCGACTTAGAGTTTGTTGGCTTTGATTCTTTTGAAGGACTTCCAGAAGACTGGAACATGGGTCAAAAGATGGTAAAGAAAGAGGCGTTTGACAGAGGTGGTGAACTACCAGAAGTAGCAGATAATGTATCTCTTGTCAAAGGCTACTTTGATACAACTATTGCAGAATGGTTGAAATCAAAAGCGGAACACGGCTATGAAAGACCATCAGTAGAAGATAATACAATTTCTTACCTACACATTGATAGTGACATTTATTCGTCTTGTGTTACAATCTTTGAAAACTTAAATGACTATATCAAGCCTGGCTGTATCATTCGATTTGATGAACTATCATGCTGGCGTTATGTATTTCAAGAAGCATCACCCAAAAGTCTACAAAGAGTTTTCTATACAACATGGGAAGAGCATGAGTGGAAATCACTGCATGAGTGGATGGCAAAACATAATAGAAAAGTTGCACCACTATGTCGCAACTGGTTTCAATCTGGAACGGTGATTGTTACACAATGATTATCTCACACAAATACAAGTTTATCTTTGTAAAGACTCGTAAAACTGCTGGCTCAACATTTGAAAAGTTGATGTCACCATACTTGGGTGAGAACGACATCTGCACTGGTTCAAGTAGAGATGAAACACCTGCACTTAACTGTGCGCCTGATACAAATGGTCATATTTCTCTAAGCGATATTATGGGCAAGTATTTTTCATCAGGCACCAACTACGATATCATTACAATTGAAAGAAATCCATACGACAAAGTAGTAAGCAGTTACTACTGGCATCAACATATCAAACCTCATCAGTTTGGTGATATGTCTTTTGGTGTCTACATGAAGACTTGCAACTTGCTTCCACAAGATTGGAAACTCTACACGATTGGTGGATCACTGCAATACAGAACCAAAGTATTCAAATACGAGAATATGAATGACATATATCTTTGGTTAAAAAAGATGCGTGGACTTCATATTCCACTTGACAAACTGGGTCAAACTAAGTTAAAATCAGGAATTAGAAAAGTAAAAGATTATAGACAACTGCACAATGACAATACGAAGAAAATCGTATTAGACTTGTTTCCAGATGAGATAAAGGAGTTTCGTTATGAGTTCTGATCCTATTAAACTGTTCATCGGAACATCTTCAAACGGCGAAGATGCTAAGATTGAAATGGCTTATGAGTATTCGCTACGAAAGAACACTGATAGGCCTATTGAAATTGAATGGATGAGAAAGTCAGATGATATCAATTCATACTGGCATGGTTGGGAAGACAAACGCTGGTCAACGCCATTCAGTGGATTTCGTTGGGGTATTCCAGAGCGATGCGGCTTCAAGGGCCGTGCTATCTACACAGATGTTGATATGATTAATCTACGAGACATTGGTGAACTATTCGATGCACCAATCGCAGATGATAAGTGGATGCTTGCAAGAGATGGCAAACGCTTTGGTGGTAAAGAGTTCTGTGTGATTCTATTTGACAATGAAAAGTTTAATGGTAACATGCCACTAGTCAACAAATGGAAGCATGTAGATTCTGCACATCATCAGTTTATTCAACTGTTTATTCAGAATAATCTTGTTGGCGACCTTGACCCTCGCTGGAATAGTCATGATGGTGATACAAATGAAATCTGGCATCTACATTATACACACATGCCCACACAGCCTTGGCGCCCGGCATGGTTTACTGGTGAAGTAATGGACCATCCTCGTCCAGACTTAGTAGAACTGTTTCACAACACATATGAAGAAGCACTTGCGAATGGATATAAACTTGAAGACTATCAAGTAGACCGTGGTGTCAACTATGGGATTATTGGTAAATGAGCATTTATGGTGAAGTGCCTACACATCCTGTAGTGTTTGCGGCATGTGATAAACACTATTTCAAAGAACACGGACCATCTTTTATTTACTCTTGTAATGATGTTGGCAAAGATGTTCATGTTCATGTTACAGAAGCAGAGCAAGAGACATATAACATTGCAAATATTCTGAATACAGATACAGATGTAAAATGCACCTTCTCATATAATGACTTTGAGAACATGGGAAGAGGACAAAGAACATATTATGCATGTCTAAGATTTCTTGTGCTACCAATCATTCTACAACATGCAAAGAAAGTTATGACACTTGACATTGATTGTATGGTTATGAAAGATTTTGACTGGCCTGACAAGCCTGCGGGTTACTTTCCAAGAGAGCCTATTGCTGGGACAACAGGTTGGGAAAATCAAGGAACAAGAGTAGCCGCTGGTGCTGTATATATGGATGACAGAGCATTGCCTCTTGCTCAAGCAGTTGTTGAGCGTATTCATCAAGGACCATGGCAATGGTTTCTGGATCAAATTGCACTGTCTGAATCTTTTGCTAGAGTAAGTGAAGACGATGTGGTAAAGTTTGATGCTGAGTTTATGGACTGGGAGTTCAAAGAAGGCACAACTATCTGGACTGGTAAGGGTCCAAGAAAGTTTGAAAATCCTGTATATGTGGCGAAGAAGAATGAGTTCAATCGTCTTCCTAAAGCAACGACAAGGTGTTGGGCATGAGTAAAGTATTAATTCTAAAACCTCGTTTGGACTTACCTTTCAAAAAGTTTGGACTAGAGATTGCTAATAAGAATCTACCAGACATTCGTGTTCATTGGGGTAGATTTGTAGATACATTGTATACACATCATAAACAAAGGGGTGATGATGTTGTTCTTGTAGAAGCACAGAGATTTCAATTTCATAACAGTCTAGTAGAAGAATACAAGCCTGATATCGCATATATTCCTCATGTAGAAAAGCACAACTTTAATGGTGGTGATGAGTGTCGATATTATATGCAGACAGTTGTTCCTTGGCTGTTTACAATTGACAAGCAAGGCTGGGCTGGTGGTGGCTCATTTGTTGGTGAAGACTATGACACTGTAGCAGATGATGACGGTGCAACTTTCGCTAAGTTTCAAGACCGTATGAGGCGTGGTGAAAGTAAGTATGAACAGCCAAATAGTGACAGTTTCAATTGTATGGAAGACTTTATTTTCTGCCCTCTACAGATTCCACATGATGAGACAATCAAGTGGCACAGCAAAGTGAAAATGGAAGAACTAGTTGACAAACTTTGTCATTGGTCAAATACTAACAATCATGCAGTCGTTTTCAAAAGCCATCCAATGAATCCTAAAAGCATGGAAGAGATGCAGAAGATTGCTACTGGTCATGAAAAAGTAATGTGGATTGACCACGCAAATATTCATAATGTCATACCAAAAGCAAAAGCGGTGTATGTAATCAATTCTGGCACAGGTATGGAATCAATGTGTCATGAGGTTCCTGTTGTTCGCTTTGGTGATGCTGAGTATAATGATGCTGTAATTGCTGGTAATATCAACGATTTGAACGACACTTTCAAAAAAATTGAAAAAATCGACAAAAAAATTATGGTCGAAAAATACAAGAAATTTTATAATTGGTTTGTCAACAAGATTTGTTATGATGCTACAGATTTAGGAACCTTTATGAAATTAAAATAGTTTCAAATCGAGACTATTAAGTCAGCAATACTGACTTTTTATATATACAAGTGCTGATAGAAACTCTATCGGCACTTCTCTTTTTACATAACACTTTTATAGGGAAACTACGATGGCAACCAAATTTTTTGTTGCCCTAGTAGATATGTTCGGTCGCCATCGTTCATTGGGCAATCGACAAATCGACATCTGGGCAGAAACAGAATTTAAAAAGAATGCAGAATGGGCTAAAAACTATTATTACAGAACAGGGAGATTTCCAAGTGGCAAAGATATTTGCTAGAGCAGTAGGATTTTTTGAAAGAGTTGGCTATGCTAGAGCGGCACATCATCTATCAATAATGGGCTATAATGAAGAAGCAAAAAAGATTATGACGGAGTTTACAAGAAATGATTAATTTCTTAAAGATATTTACAAATGATTACTTCAAAGATATTGAAAGAAGAAGGGAAGAGGCTTGGCTTGCTAAGTCTAGTGACCTTGTTGACTTGGAACGCCGTCAGCGAGAACTCACTTACGGGTCGAGCAATCACAAATTCTTTAATGAAAGGTAGAGAAATTATGTGGCCATACACCGAACAAGAAAATGACTTTTTGTCATAAAAAAAGCAAAAGAGGACTTGACATGGTCCTCTTTTTTTGTTACTATGATTCGTAAATCAGAGAGGGCATTGAGGTTGGTTGGCCCACAGTGAAAGTTCCATGATGATGGTGTGGGATTGAAGTTGCCCTCTCTGATTCCGTTATTATAAATAGGGTTACAGATGCTTTGGTTTTTGACAGGAATTTTTGTCGGTATCGCTGGATATAATTTTTGGTTAGCAACTTGTATGGTTTAGAATTAATGGCTTCGTAGTTCAACTGGATAGAACAACGGACTTCTAATCCGTAGGTTGCAGGTTCGAGTCCTGCCGAAGTCACCAAATTCACATATTAAAGTCATTAGGAGAAAAAGATGGCAAATGAAGTTAAAAATTATGTCACACTACTAGAGGGTAACTCTTCTGCTACAGCCGAATTTGATAGTCTGTTAGATTTAGTAACAAGTGGCGATTCATTCAATGCACCTCATGCAATGTTTGATGATTGGTCAACAACACCAGAAGAAACAGCAGATTGGTATACAGCAAATCTTGGTTCAAGCACTTGTGTTGTAACTCATGCAGATTCTTCTGCTAGTCTTCTAATTCTGGAAAGCACCACGACAGCACCAGAAGCACTTTTACTTAAAATTCATCAAGCACTTCATGCTCAAGATGCAGACTCTATTCTAGTTGTTCAGTATTCAGATGGAACACAATTTGGATCGATGGTATTCGCTGGTGGTAGTCTATATAACAAAGAACATCAATCAGATACTAGTTCTCTGACTATTCCCGATGCAGTAACTCAGGAATTTACCGATGAAGATGATAAGGCGGCAGACAGGCAATCTATCTACGGCTCTTTATCACAAACAAACACTGCTATATGGGATTGGCAGTGGAATCAAATTGACACGGATGTAACAGCATATAAAGCATAAACTTTTGGAGTAGTATATTATGGCAAATCATGTTTCCAGTCGTATCGAACTGGTTGAGGGTAATGAAGAAGTAAGAGAGTGGTTTGAAAATCTAACTCTTAGTATGCTTGTTCCTGAAGAAGATAAGCAAGGAATCTTTGATTACTTTAAGCCCGTTCACGAAATGTTTGATGAGTGGAATGAATCAGAATCAGAGCAAGATACTTATGGCTGGCATATAGACAATATCGGCGCTAAATGGTGTCACTTAGAAGACACTGGTGATGCTCATATGTCATTTGAATCTGCATGGGGATATCCTGGAGAACTATTTCTGCGTATTCACCAAGAAGCACACAAGATTGATCCAGATGTAATTATGTCTATCTACTATGATGATGAGGGACCAAACTTCTTTGGTTCTGGTATCTATGCTCACGGTGAGCAGTATGATGAAGAGTTTTGGAACTCAGATAACTATCATCACATTGACATAAAGTTTTGGTGGGATGAAGAAGAAGATGGTCCAGAACCTGATGACTTTGATTCTTCTGAAGCATATGAAAAAATGTATGATATTCAATATGAAGATGTTCAAGGTATGATTGAAGGACTGAAAGAATATCGTGCAGAGATAGCAGAAGAAAATGCATCCAATTGAATTAACAGAAAAGCGCATAGAGAATGCGATGGAAGCCATGAATCGTTGTAAAGAGGGTTCGTGGGGTCATAACTATTGGGGTAGGGTTGTTGCCTATCTCCTCAGAAAATTAAATGGAGAATTAAATGAGAGACCTATTGCTAGACGCAGTAATCAAACATGCTATCGGACACATTGAGAAGCATAAAGTAAACATTGAAGTTTATCTGAATCAATCAGTGGGCATTGGTGAACACTCTGACATTATTGAAGCAATCGAAGTAGAACTTGAAGAAATTGCAAAGTATGAAGACCAACTAGAGGTAGTTCGTAAGCATTTCGGCAGAGGATAAAATGTCATATGTAGTGTATGGTCGAAAAGATTGTATTTGGTGTTATCGTGCTAAGATGTTCTTAGAACAAAGAAACGAAGACTTCAGATATATTGACATTAATGATGATTCTAGAACAAAGGCATTTCTTGCAAGTAAAGGCTTTAAGACTGTGCCTCAGATTTATCTTGACAATCAGCACATTGGTGGTTATACTGACTTAGTATCATATTTTGGAGAAGGTAGTTATGGTGACAATGCTTGAAAAGCAGTATGCAAAAGATGAAGAAATGAATGAGCAAATCAATCAAAGGTTAGCAATAACATCTGGACTTCATTCTGGTGTAGTGAAGGTTGAGTTTACAAAAAAAGATGGCACAACTCGTAAGATGATTTGCACTCTAAACAAACAATATTTACCAGAACAAACAGATATCGAAGAGACAACTAAAACAAAGTCGTCTGAAGCGGTTGCTGTTTGGGACTTAGAGAAGGACGCATGGCGTTCTTTTAGATGGGACTCTGTGAAGTCTTACACCACCGGAGTTAGTTATGAAACTTAATATTGTTGGTAGCACTAAAGATGAAGATGAGTTCTCAATGGGCCCATCACCGGACGGCACTTACACTGAAGCCAAAGGTGGCACAGAATTGATGAACAAAGCACTGTATGAGCGAGTTGATAACAACTTGCTTGACCAGTTCTACATCATCAAATCAAGAGTTAGGTGGACCGATCCTAAGAAAAAGAATATTCTATGGTTGCACGACACTTGGGATGACCCAGAGTCTCAGCATCTCAAAGATGAAGAAAAGCGAAAGCGTTTTGCTAAACTTGTGTTTGTGTCAAACTATCAGTTGCAAACATACAATCTAGCACTTGGTGTTCCATATGCTGAATCGTTTGTATTACGAAATGCAATCGATCCTATTTCATATAAAGATAAGCCAAAGGATCAGATTCGCCTGATTTATCATACGACACCACATCGTGGACTTAACATTGCATATGCCGCTATCGAAGAACTTGCTAAGATTCATGGTGACAGGATTCACTTTGATGTGTTCTCATCGTTTCAAGCATATGGTTGGGAAGATGCAGATAAGCCATATCTGGAGTTGTTTGATAAGATTCGTAATCATCCTCAAATGACATATCACGGCTTTCAGGAAAACTCTGTGGTTCGTGAAGCATTACAGCAAGCACACATCTATGCTTATCCAAATGTCTGGCCTGAGACTTCTTGTATCAGTGTTATCGAAGCAATGTCTGCTGGTTGTCAGATTGTGTGTCCAAACTTTGCCGCACTACCAGAAACAACTGGTCACTTTGCAACAATGTATCAGTTCTCAGAAGATATGAACTTTCATGCAAATGTCTTTGCGAACATGCTACATGCCGCTATCGAAAATCACAACACAGAAGACATGCAGAGAAAGATGATGTTCCAGAAGAACTGGACTGATAACTTCTACAACTGGGATTTACGGGCCGCTGAGTGGACAGGATTCTTACAAGGACTGCTGAAGTCATGAGACATGAAGATTATATGAAAAAGCGAATCAGAGAGATGGAAAAGACTACGATTCGCAGATTAGCGACTTCTGACACACCAAACAAAAGTTCAGAAGCAGATGCTATCACGCAAATACTTGAAAGGATTGAGAAAAAAATCGACAAATTAATCGAAAAAAGGGGTTGACATCAATCCCTTTTCTGCTATGATGTAAGAGTAACAAGAGAGGTGATTCGCAATGTTGACTACTGCTTTGAAAATTGTTGTCGGTACCATGGGATTTCTGATGGTTGTCGCACTTCCTATTATGCTTGTTTGGTAAGGAGTGAGAGATGAAAAAGTTTGTTATTACAGCCCATATGAAAAATGGTGATGCTTGGGAAACTACACGCCATACCAAAGAAGGATTGGATAATATAATCCAAGACATTCTCAGAGATGATGATGTTGTTAGTTTCAATGTTGAGGAAAAAAATGCTTAGAGATAATCTAACGCCTGCTGAAATGCTTGAAAAAGAGTTTATGGATTGGATTTGGACGCAAGAAACAATCAAAGGTAAAAAGGTTGTGAATCGTCATCTTGGTTTTGGTTCTTGGCCAGACATAAAACTCACACTAGAGGATGGCGCTTTTGTGAGTGCTAAGAAACTCTTTGATGAGATGATTGAAGAGATGGCTGGAGAAAATGAAGCAACGAGGATTATGGAAAATGGACAAAAACCGTTTTAACTGGAGAGCAATCTGCATTGGTGACTTTGTTCGCTTGAAGGGTAAAACTCGTCATGGTAAGAATCGTATCAATCAACATGGCGATGTGTGGGAAGTAATTGACGAGCAACTGACAAGAGTTCTGTTGCAGTCTCTTGAGGAAACTTTCAAGACTACCAAAGGTCGACAAAAAGACTGGAGATGGATTTCTTCAGTTGATGATAAGAACTTTGAAATTGTTGAGCATCTTAAAGGAGAAGCCGCATGAATCGTAAGAAACTTGAAAAAGAAATTCTTGAAGAGTTGACGCCAAAGCGCAAAAAGATTAAGCGCAAGCGTAAGCCAATGTCGCCAGAACAGAAGGCAGCCGCGGCAGAACGCTTGGCCAAAGCCCGTGAAAAGCGACAGAAAGCAAACCCACCAAAGTATTCCAATATTCATCCTAGTGTTCTTGCAAAAGATGATGAGGATACATTCTCCCGAAAGAATGTGACTGATTGGATCAAACATCAGAAAGAACTACTGTCAGAGTATCGAAGACAGGAACGAATGAAGATGAAGGGTGCGCCTATGAAGGTTGCTGACACTGTTGCATACATTCGACACTGTGAATGGTATCTAAAGAATGGTGATTGGATTGACAATTACTATGGTAAAGATGCCGACAAAAAAATGGGATGGAGAACTATAGTGCCATCTGAAACAACTAAATACTCAGAATAGTAAGGAGTTTTGAATGAATGTAATCAAGTTTCCTAAAGAAAATCCTCGTATCAATGCACAAGAAACATTGAGTGATGTTCAAAAAAAGATTGATAAAGCAAAAGAAAAATATGTCAATTCTCTTGTAGACCATCACTGTAGTCAACTTCTAGCAGGCATCAGTTTATCAGGAATAGAAATTGAAACTGATGAGTTTATGAAAGACTTTGCTTTCACTGTAGAGACAGTTAGGTCATCAATGTATCGAAGCATGGGCATCGAGCATCCATTACATGAACAGATTGATGAAGCAATTGATGTGCTTGAGGCAGAGGAAGAAGAAACAGAGTTCACAATGCCTCCTATGGTTTTTGATGATGAAGATGATGAGTGAATATACACAATGACAGTGGGATCGAACTGTTGGTTGGGGTAAAGTTCCCAAGGAGTATCAAGTGTCGAATGGTAATATGAGTGAGAATTTGTTGATTCAACGAGTTCTGGAAAATGAACTTTTGCGTATGGAAGCACTGCAAGAGGGTTTGTATACAGACCAAGATGTCACTGTCCGCAAGTGGATGAAAAAAAGAATAAAAGACTTGACAAAAGATACAGAATAGTTTATATATAATATAGGATGAAAAATGTGAGTAAGGATTATGATACTCTTAGATTTGAATCAGGTAATGATTTCAAACCTGATGATGCAGATTGGAAACAGTCGCAATAATGAAATCGAAGAAGATATGTTGAGACATATGGTTCTCAACAGTCTGCGCCTCTATAGAGGCAAATTTTCAAAAGACTATGGTGAACTTATCATCTGTTGTGATGATAAGAACTATTGGCGCAAACAAATATTTCCCTATTACAAAGCACACCGAAAAACAGACAGAGAGAAATCTCCACTAGATTGGAACCAAATCTTTACAGTTCTCAATAAGATTCGTGATGAACTGAAAGAGCATTTTCCGTGGCGTGTGTTGCAAGTAGAAACAGCAGAGGCAGATGATGTCATCGGCACTCTGTGTCATCGTTTTGGTCGAACACTCAAAGCAGATGGTGATGAACCTATTCTGATTTTGTCTGGTGATAAAGACTTTGGTCAACTACAGAAGTATGCAAATGTAGAACAGTTTTCACCAATCACTAAGAAATGGATCCGCATCAATAACCCTGAGGCCTTTTTGCGTGAGCATATTATGAAGGGAGATAGAGGTGATGGTATACCAAACTTCTTATCTGGTGATAATGTGATTGTTGTTGGTCAACGACAGAAGCCACTTATGTCGAAGAAACTTGATGCGTGGATTAGTCTTGATCCCGCTGACTTTTGTAATGAGATTATGTTGAGAAATTACAAGAGAAATGAGCAGTTGGTAAATCTTGATATGATTCCGAGTGAGATACAAGACGAAATAAATAATAAGTATGACAACTATCAAATCCCAGAAAGAAAGGGATTACTAAATTACTTCATCAAGAATCGATTGAGAAATCTTATGGAACATATTGGAGAATTTTAATGAGACAGACTTTTTACGAAATATTTCAAGAAGTCGAAAAGTGCAAAACGAAGAAAGAAAAGATTGCTAAACTAAGAGAACATAGTGGCGCACCACTAAAGCAAATTCTTGGTTGGACTTATGATCCGCAAGTAAAGTGGCTTTTGCCTGAGGGTAATCCTCCTTACAAGCCAGTTGCTGTGGGTATCGAGGCAGAAGGTAGATTAGTGTCTGAATTGAAACGAATGTATATTTTTATTGATGGTCCTACAGAGACACAAAAGAATTTGAAACAGGTTCGTAGAGAGCAGTTGTTTATTGAACTGTTAGAATCTGTTGATCCTGGAGATGCTAAAGTGCTACTTGGAATGAAAGATGGTAAGTTGCCGTTCAAGGGTATTACCAAGAAACTAGTAGCAGAAGCATTTCCTAATCTTGCTAAGAACTGGTGAAAGGACGATAGGTCGCTACTATGGCTAAAAGTAAAAAGTCTCCCCAAACAGAAGACGAAAGAGATTTCAAGCGCATTAAAGAACAGCGCAAACCGATTAAAAATTTCAAATCGCATTTGAATAATTTGGCACAAGCATACTTAGATGATGAGGATTTCGATTATGAAGAAGGCGTTTATTATAGGAAACGGGATCAGTAGACAGCCCGTTGATTTAAACAAACTAGTTGGCAAAGGTGCCATCTTTGGTTGTAATGCTCTCTATCGTGAGTTTGATAAGTTTGATTATCTGATATCAATTGATAAGCAATTTCAGACTATCATGCAAGCCAATGATGAAGTCTTCGGAAAAGACGATAGAATTATTTTCCCACCAGATGATGAATGTTGGGAAGATGCTGAATACAGCCCGAATCGTAGACGAAGTAATGCTGGTATGAATGCAATGCTTGAAGCGATTCGCAGAGGTTATGATAAACTCTATTGTCTTGGTTTCGATTTTCTATTGAAAGACAAAGACTTATCAGAAGATAATGTCTTCAAGAATCAAGAGGGATATGGTCCTGAAACACATGCGAATCACCAAGATAATGTGCATCGAATCGCATACTTAGAGTGGTTCATGCGTAAACATCATGAAACAAAGTTTACTTTTGTTCTACCAGATAATGAACAATTTCAAACACTTACAGCCCCAAATGTGACAGGCATATTTATTTCAAAATTTATTGAAAAAAACTGTTGACATATATATCTCCAGTTGCTATAAAGTATATGTAAGTTAGTTAGTGATTCGCAATTGAGAGAGAGACATGACTAAAGAAACGATTTTCCTTGACGCCCAGAATGGTGCTGTTGCTGTCTACAAAGGTGTAGCAAATCTTGTTGGTCTTGCTAAGAACGGTAAGACACTCAAGTATATCTTTGATACCCACAACATCGACTACATGAATGATACTGTGTTCTTTCAGAGTAGCATGGACTTTGCTGATGAAAACGGCTTTGCTACCTGGGATGGTGCTAATCAGATTGTAAATGAAATGGTCAACGAACTGGAGGTTGTATAATGTCTGCTTTTGTGATTGAAACTTCTGTCCTTGAAAACTATGCCGCCCAAGACGAAGATTGGGATGGTGAGACAATGCGCTGGAAGAACAAGCCTGGTTCTCGTTACATTGTCGAAACTGGCAATATGGCAGATGTCCGTGAAGTCGAGGCTCTTGTGACTTCTGAGTCAGATGCTCTCATTGAGTCTACTTCTGACATCTATCATGTCGAAGGCTCTGACTGGGAGTCCGAATTTGTGAAGATGCAGAAAGAGTATGATCCTGATGGCTGGGATACTCTTTATCTCGACCCTGTCATTCGCCGTGGTAAGAATGCCGACTGGTTCATGAAGCGTGGCTATATTGCCGGTAAACGCCTCGAGGATGATGAAACATTTGGTCATCTTGCAGGCAAGTTCTGTGGTTGGGTTGACAATCTCAACACCGGCAAGTGTGTTGTCAAGATTGAGGGCGACACTAGGGAGACATTATAATGAATGGTGATATCGATTTAGCATGGCAGTTACTACAGCCTTTGATAATCATGAGTGTTACAATTGGTGTAGCACTCGCAATTCTGTTTAGTTTCATCAGAATTGGTTTTAAGTTAGCACCATGGATTGTAGTTGCAGGATTAGCAATTTGGTTTTTTGGAGGATTCTAATGGGATATGTAGCAAAAGTTTCTTGGGACGAACTAAAGACTGAAGGTATTCTAAAAGGTCTTTATGTTCCTAAGTTTATTCGTTGTGTTTCTATGAAAGAAGCATTCAAACTTGCGTCTGAGTTAACCAAAGAGGGCGCTAAAGAAATTCAAATAGAGAGGTATGAAGATGCTGTTTAAGGCAAATCGTGATTTCAATAAACTGTATGACTACAACGGATTTACTCTGGGCTCCTTTGAGCATGATGATTCTGACGGGTTCACTAAATATGATTATGAGGTTTATGAACTTGTCGAAATTCGTGACTATGATGATGGTCGAAATGAAATGATGTATGAGAAACTAAAAACACTTGACATCAGCCCATATGAAAAATCTGTCGAAACAATTCGGAAAGCCTTTGAAAACTACATCGATGACTTTCTTAAACTAAACTACGGATTGGAACAATCTCTATGATAGAACTACTGGCTCTTTTGTTTGTAG